TATTGACACCGATACCGAACTATCCGCAGTGAACTCTATACTGGGAGCTATCGGACAAGCACCAATAACAACACTAACAGGAGAAGTCAGCCCCGGTGTATCACCGTTTGACAATCCAGAAATACAATTTATATTTAACTTACTTCGTGATGCTAATGTAGATACACAGTCAGAAGGCTGGCATTTCAACACAGAGTATCATGTAAAGTACCAACCAAACAGTGATGGTAAAATACCTATAGAAAGTGATGTAATATCTCTTGATTTACATGACAATCAGGCACGTAGAACTTATGATTTTGTACGTCGTGGCGGGTTTTTATACGATAAAATTACACATTCTGATGACTGGTCATCTATAAGCAGCTTTGACTTAGATGTTGTAAGACTGTTTGAATTTGCAGATCTACCTATACCATTCAGACGTTACATCACATATAGAGCATCAACAAAAGCAGCTACACAGTTAGTTGCAAACCCTAACCTTGTGAAACTATTACAAAATCAAGAAGCATTATCACGTGCATCTCTTATGGAGTATGAATGTAATCAAGGCGATCACAGTATGCTTCAGTTTGAAGAACAGTCTACATATCAAACCTATCAACCTTGGAGAAACCTTAGACGATAATGGCAAGTATAACACAAACCATACCAAATTTTATAGGGGGCATATCTCAACAGCCAGACCAACTAAAATTTCCCGGTCAGGTAACGGATGTGGTCAACGCTATACCTGACATAACACGTGGTCTATACAAAAGACCGGGTGCAAAAAGAATAAACTCAGTTCCCTTACCTAGCGTTGCTACAGGTGGTTCGTGGTTTCATTATCATAGAGATGAAGATGAAGGATCATACGTTGGACAAGTAGCACCTGATGGTACGCTTAGAATGTGGAAGGCTGACGGTGACAACGCTGGAGCTGCACAGACTATAGTATATGGCACAGGTGGAGAAACAGCAATCAAAGCTTACCTAGCTACTGGCAACTCAGAAAACATACAGTTCCTTACTATCAATGATACTACTTTCGTTTCAAGTCGTGATTCTAACAATGCTAATACTCTTATAGGGACAACACTTTCTGGCACATATTCTCAGTCAGGTACTACAGTAACAGTAACATTTACTGACCACGGCTTAGCAGTCGGTGATAATGTGAATGTCGATTACACAACTGGAAGTGCTGTAGACGGAGACTTTATAGTACAAACAGCGACTGCTAATACCTTTACTTTGACTGCTGCGGCTAGTGTTAGCACATCAGGTAATGTTACAATTAAACCTTTAACTGATAATAATCCTGATTCCCACTTTGCATTTGTTGAGATTACACGTACAGAAAATGGTAGACAGTACGGTCTTAATATTTATGATAATAGTACAGCTACATCATTTACTAGAGCTACACGTATTAAAATAAAAAGAGATACTCTACATGAGATTGGAGGTACTGGACAGTGTAGAGGTATCGGTATTCAGACTTTCTCTGTAGATGCTGCCAGCAGTTACACTGGTACTAACACTGTAAATGTCAGAGGTACATCAGCTCAATCAGCTTTCAACTTTCAATCTGGAGTTGTTAACACAAGTAATGAACAGATTAATGTAAACAACCACGGTCTTGAAACTGAAGATGAGATAGTTTATACTGCTTCTAACCCTATTACAGGATTGACAAGTGGTGAAACATACTTTATTATTAAGGTAGATGATGATACATTTAAGTTTGCAAACAACATAGATGAAGCGGCAAATGGCACAGCTATAGATCTAACTGGTGCAGGCTCGGGCAGTCATACAATTACTCCATCAGAAAACGCAAGAGTTACATCTGGTAAAAATAATCTTATATTTAAAATTGACATTCGTGGCCAGCAAGGTACTATAGGCGGTGATGGTGACAGTAGTGAAGACTTCGCTGCTGCATATGCTAGAAGTATATTCTTACTACATGGTGGAGAAGGTTGGACAACAGGCGATACTGTACGAGTAACTATGGATCAAGCCAAGGGTCGTACCGTATCAGGAACTAACTCTAGTGGACTAGGTGGTAGAACTGGTTTAGGAGAATCACCAGCTACCTATACAGTAGAAGTAACAGAACACGAAACAATCTCAGTAAAATCTACAGTCTTTGGTGGTACAGCTGGTAATGGTAGAGTTAGACCAGAACCTACTCCATTCGATGCTGACACAGCAGTCAGTGGAGATCAAGTATTAGGTGGTATATTATCAGAATTACCAGCTGGTATTACTGGTAGAATCATAGGTAACGGTATATACATGTCAGCTACTAGCTCATTTAATGTTGAAATAGTAGAGGACGACTTGATGCGAAGTATGGGTACTTCAGTAAACGATGTTACTTTACTACCTAAGCAATGTAGACATGGTTATATAGTTAAAATAGCTAATGCTAGAATATCAGAAGAGGACGATTACTACTTACGTTTTGAAGGTCTAAACAACGAAGATGGTACAGGTTCATGGACAGAGTGTGCCAAACCCGGTATAGCTAAGACACTAACAAACATGCCTTTGGTTATACAGAGAACTGCATTAGCTAATCCCGGTACTGCAAATGAGCTAGCTACATTTACTATCAAACAGTTTGAGTATGCTGACCGAGAAGTTGGTGATGATAGCACTAACCCGCTACCGTCATTTCATGATAAACGTGTTAACAAAGTATTATTCTTTAGAAATAGACTAGCCTTTTTAGCTGGAGAAAATGTTATATTATCACAAGCTGGTACAGTTGGAAAGCCTGATTTCTTTGCTCAAACTGCATTAACAACAAGCCCAAACGACCCTGTAGATATAGCTTGTTCTTCTACCTTTCCATCAGAATTGTTTGATGGTATAGATATAAACACAGGTCTAGTTGTATTTAGTTCAAACCAACAATTCTTGCTGTCATCTGACGACACAGTTTTCAACCCTGATACTGCAAAGCTACGTAGTCTTGCAACTAATAATTATAATATAAAAATACCTCCTATATCACTTGGAACAACACTAGCTTATCTAGATAACTCTGGTAAGTTTAGTCGATTCAATGAAATGGCTAACATAGCCAGAGAAGCGGAGCCAACTGTTGTAGAACAAAGTAGAGTTGTACCTACATTAATACCTAAGAATGTAGATTTACTTACAAACTCCAGAGAGAATGATATGGTTCTCATAGGTAAGACTGATTCTACAGAGGTGTTAGGTTTTAGATATGTAAACGTAGGTGATAAAAGACAGCAGTCCTCATGGTTTAAATGGAAATTCAACAATCCTCTAAAATATCATTTTGTAATAAACGATGAGTATTATTTTTTAGATACTGATAATTTTTTACAAAGTGTTAGATTAGTTCAAACAGAAACAGATCCCTCTATTACACAAGAAAATGTCGACTTCTTACTTCATTTGGACAATTATTTTGTTCTTGACAACGGTAGCTATGATTCAGCTAGCAACGTCACAACCTTCAGTAATGTGGGCTGGTTAGCCAACGTTACAACTGATGAACGTAGTTCACAATATCCACTAGCTATTGTAGATAGTCATACAGATGCTGATCGTGTAGGTAGATACGCAAAACCTAGCATCAATGGTACGACACTTACAGTTATTGGTGATTGGAGAGACTCATATCATATAGGCTATCTTTACGAGTATAGCGTTAAGTTTCCTACATTTTTTGTAACAAGAACTCAAGGCCAAGGAGTTAGTGCAGATGTTAACTCATCACTTGTTATACACAGAATCAAATTTCACTTTGGTAAAATAGGTCTTTATGAAACAACACTTGAAAGAATCGGAAAACCTAACTACTCAGAAGTCTATGAGTCAACAGAGCTCGACGAGTACAACGTCTCTGATGCACCATATCTCGAAGAGTTTATCAAAACTGTCCCAGTCTACGAAAGAAATAAAAACGTAGAAATCACACTTAAATCATCACACCCCGCCCCATCTACGCTAAGAGCGTTATCATGGGAGGGTGACTTTTCACCCAAATATTATAAACGTGTCTAAATTAGATCAATATATACACCCAATCACAGAGGAGGCTGCCAGAGAGGTGGCCTCTAATCTACGTCCAGATGACCGCAGAGAGGTCGAAGAAGGTCATGGGCTAGATGCTACGGAAGAGCTGCTACATGCGGCTAGAACGGGCTTGTGCGTGTATTTCACAGTGCCTAACGGCAAGACTGCTGGCATGGCCGGAGTTGGGCCGACTGGAGAAGTCTGGATGCTATGCACTCCAGCTATACACGAATACCCAATTACGTTTGCAAGAGAAGCTAAACGCTGGCTTGAACAACGTAACGAAAAATTACTGTGGAATATCGTAGATTCTCGTAACACCGTACATCTAAAACTATTACAATTTTTAGGTTTCAAGTTCTTACGTAAGTTTGAACATGGGCCAAACAATATACAATTTATAGAATTTTGCCGTGTGTGCACCAGATCCTAATGCAGGCAGACGTGAAGCTGCCAGAATAGAAAACAATAGAAGACATGCTGAATTTAGAGCAGATTCTATCAAACAATGGAATAAAGAGTCTAGCTTCAAGGACAATATCAAAACCATAAGAGGTTTAGGTAAGTCACGTGATTTAGCAGACTTTCAAGAGTTCTCTAACCAAGCTCAAGGTAAGGCTTTACTTGGAAAAGAACAGCTTGCTAGAGAGTTTTTTAAATCTAAAGCTGTAAACGAAGGTGGTAGATCACGTCGTTTCGGTGGTAGGAAAGCTTCTGAATACTTTAGCAAAATAGCTGACATAGATCGTAAGATGTTTAATCTAGCAACTGTTGGAGAAGCTAAAGTACAGACTAAGATACAAAGAAGACAAGATGCTATGATAAAGAGAGAGCATGCAAACCTTGGCATGGGGCCACAGTTTGGTATGCCTACTATGTTACCACCAAAAGACAGAGCTGGTCAGTTAATGAACAGTATAAGCTTTGGTATGAATGTAGCATCAGGTATGATGGCACTATTTCCTAGCGATTACAGATTAAAAAGAGATATGAAACTACTAGGTAAATCCTTAGAAGGTCATAATATATACAAATTTAAATATCATGATGATAATAGAGAGTTTGTAGGTGTTACTGCACAAGAAGTTTTAACTAAGAAACCAAAAGCTGTAGTAAAATTAAATACTGGTTACTATGCCGTAGACTACAGTCAGATAGATGTTGACTTTAAGGAGGTGGCGTAATGGATTCAGCAATGTTCAATACGTCTGATACCAATTATTCAGAATTAGATCCTCAAGCTGATTTGGGTAATGTTGCTAACAAAGCAATAGATGATGTTGTACAAAAAAACAACGCCCAGTATAGACAAAACGCTCAGACTGCTGTAGCTCTGGCAGATCAACGTAGTCAAAACTTTCAGAAACTAGGACAGCTAGTTAAACAAGCTGGTTCGTTTGCTAATGAAGTTAGAGAATTTAATGCTAACAGAGATAAATTAGCTGCAATAGAAAAAGAAGCAGAAGAAGCAAATCAGGCTATTAAAAACCAAAATACCAAGTTATATAATGAGTCTGTAGAAAAATCAAAAAGTATATTTAATGCAGCCTCGAACACATCAGGGTCTATATCTTTTGCTGATGCTGCTAAAGCAGATGTAAAAATAGGTGAGTCTGAGTTTGCCAAAAATCTACAACTAGAAAGTAATAAGATTTATGCAGAAGGTGTTGAAATGGCCTTCGAGACTGATAGAAACTTTGCATCAACTGACAATATAGATAACGCTGAGTTTGGTATCAAGATGTTTCAGACATTGTCTGTTCCTGACTTTCAAACAAGAGGTGCTGCTCTTACATCTAATGTAGCTAAAAACTATGAAGGTTATATAGCAGCTAATCAGGACTTTAAAGTGCCAACAGAATATGGTATGTTAAGTATTCAAGATGCAGTTACATCAGGAGATCCTAACAGATTCGATGCTGTAATGAAGTTTCATAGAGGAGCTTTCTATCATACTTCTGGTGTATTTGGTGGTAAAAACGCATTAAGTAAGTTTCAACAACTAAAACTTTTGGAACTAACAAATGCCACAGAAAAAACACAGCGTAATCAGTTTATTACGGACACATACAATAAAGAAAAAACAAAGTATGAACTAGCTAGGCAGACTGATTTAGCAGATGCAATACTTGGTGGTGATCCTAAAACAGCTATTTTTGGTACAGCCGATGATCCATTCTCTGGGTACATTGCTAAGTATGAAAAGATAACTGGTAAGAAAGATGTGCAAGGTGCGTTGCAGTTACTTGAAAGTGATATAGGTAAACTTGTAGACAAACGTATACTAAAGGGTGCTGATCTGGCTAAGATTGTAAATATAAAAGGTATAAAAGCACGTGATGGGTCAGGTGAAAAAACACTTAAAGAATTTAACCCTGCGTTACATGCTAGAATGGAAGGTTTGCTAGGTACAGTTGTTGAAAGAGAGACTAGAGAAAAACAGGCAAAAGATATAAATAACATTACATCACGTGTTGAAAGTGCTACAGAAAGGCTTAATGGAGTTGAAGGTGGTGCTACAGAAGATCATCTTAAGGCTGAAGTAAAACAAGTTAAACAGGAGCTAAGAGATTTAGGTATTGATGTTAGTGATGAAAGTATCTACAATAAGTATTTCACACCATTACTTAACTATCATACCAAAGATGATGCTTATGATGAAGCAACAAGTGAATTAGCTACGTTTGCTGTAGATCAAGGTAACTTTAAATCAGCACAAGAGTTAATAAATACTATTAGAGATCCAAAGGCTAAGAAAAAAGTTCAGGAGTACTACAACGACAGAGAGCCTATCAAAAATAATAAAGTTAAGTACGACAAAATAAAAAATAAACTAGACGACTACATTAAGAAAACTAAAGGTATAACAAGCACAACTCTTGTTGGATCAATAGAAACAAACACTATACTTAATAATGCTGGAGATCATTTTAACGAGATCTTTCTTGCAGAAGTAAAAAAGAAAGTGCCTGTAAGTTTAGCACTTGAAACTGCATTTGCAAAAGTAAAAGAAAAGTTAGATATGCCATCTGAAAGTAACTTAAGAGGTAAAAACAACCCCGGATTTGGTTTGTACTATGTCAAAGGTGCTGGTAGATTTTACAATGCAGAAGCTCAAGGAGGTCTAGAATTTAACACAGCTGTTGCAGCGTATAATGCTGGTAAAACATTAGCTAATCCTGATACAAAAAATGATTGGTTAAATGCAGAAAAACCACATGAGTTTGAACCAGTAAACGAACTACTACAGTATACAAGTGGTGGGCCAATACCATCATACTATATTGAAGCTAGTAAACATTTAAGATTTACAACTGCACAAGACTTGATGTACGCTAGACTAAAATCGTTAGGCTATGAAAAAGAATCAGGGTTAATTCGAGATGGTAGTGCTTTACATGAGTTTACAAAAACAGCAGAGATGAATAAATTACTGTCTTACTTTCCAAGTTCTACAAAAACCGGTAGAGCTATGTTTGAGTTTGACGGAACAGATCTAAGTATATTCTTTGACAATTTTGTACGTAAGACTAAAGACGATCAGTTTGGTAATAAGTCACATAAAAACAAAGAGTTATTAGATTTTGAAAACATACCTATAAATGATACACTTAACGCACATATAAAAGATGGCTATGGTTACAACGGTTTTGGCCCATTTAAACTAGAAGCTAGTATGATTAAAAGACTAGAAAAAGCATCTGGTTTAGATTTTAGCAAAGATACGTTATCTCTAGAAAACCAAAAGCGTTTAATATTTACCAAAAACATGGTAGATGCAGGCATAGACAATTTCTTTTCTACAGGATTTTATTCAGAGTTAAGTTTAAACGAATTAGATATGGAAGGTATATTTGACAAAGAGTTAGATGTACACAATCTACCATATACACTAAGCCCTGAGCTTATTGACAGTTACTTTACGGAGATATTTTAATGGACTCATATGGTCTACAACCGCCAAACCCAGAAGATGAAAGAGAAGGCTACTCAGTAGAAGAATTAGTTTCAGATCAACAAGCAAGATCAGACGCTGAAGTAGGCTACGAAGAGGAGATTCAACAAGAGTCAGACGCTATTGAAGATCCTAGAGATCAAGACCAATGGGGTGTAAAAGGCTTTGTAAAGGAGCTCGGATCAGTTGTCTCAGGCGGTATACAAGATACTGCTTCATCTATCTCTACTTTTCCAGAACGCACAATAGATGCAATTTCTGGAGAGATGCAGAGAGAGAAAGAAGAAAAAGGCTACTACCAACCAGAGTTTGATCCTCTCGGTGGTGGTGGCAATCCTATCATTACAAAAACATGGTGGGGTAAATTAGCAAGAGGTGTTGTACATTTTGGTACGTTAGCAGGGGCTACAGTTTTAGCTGCAAAAGGTGCAGCTGTAGCTGGTATTCCGCTAGCAGGGACAGCCGCTGCTAAATTACTAGGTGCTCCAAGTCTTATACGAGCAGCTGGTATTGGTGCTATATCTGACTTAGTATCAAAAGAATCAGATGGGCACAATGCTTTAGGATCTATGCGTGACCATTATGGTTGGATAGACACACCACTATCTACTAAAGATACTGACCATCCTATTATGATGAAAATGAAGAACATCGTAGAAGGTATGGGCATAGGTCTTGTATTTGATGGTGCTACTATGCTTATAGGTAGAGGTAGCCGTGGTGCAAAAAGTAAAATATTTAAACGAAAACAAAGCGTAAACCAAGAAAAACTAGCAAAAGGTTTAGAACAGCTAAGAGAAAACGAGTCTAGATTTAGAGCTGCTAAAAACGGCCCTTTATCAACTGCTTCTCAAGGTAACGAATTATCAGTTGATGACCCATATGATGTATGGGAAATGCAGAAAAAAGTGCGTGAAGACTGGGGTTCAGAAGATGGTGCAGCTGGTAACGTTGTAACAGCAGTACAAAGGCAAAGAGCAGCTGAACAGGCTGGTATAACAGAAGAAGTAGCAGACGAAGTTTTACGTAAATTATATAGTAATAATAAATACCAAGCTATTATTGACTCAATAAAGAAGCAAAGACTTACGTTAGTTGAAGTATTTGGTGACGCTATCGCTGCACATCAACGTATTACACTAGGTAGAAACGCAGCCGACATGAGTCCTAGAGAATATTTAGAAGAGATATTTAAAGCCACTGATGCGTATTCGATTACGGACATAGACGGTAATCTTGTAGACAGCTTAGAGACTATTACCAGTAAGTATGTGGTAGTAACAGATATGGTTGTCGGTACATTACTACAACAAGTTCGTGACTTAGGTATTGCTGGTAGAGAATTATCTAACTTTGTAGATCTAGCAGACACAGACGGGCCGCTTGCTGCTATACGTGATACTATGTTTTTAGCGTTGACAGAAGCTAAGAAAGCAAGAATTGTAAAATCACAAAACTTTAGAGAACTCGGTGCTGGTGTAAAGAAGAACTATTTAAGAAGAACTCTTACACAAGAAATGGCTGACACTCGTGAGTCTATACAAACTATACTTGATATAGCTGATGGTGAGGATAGTGATGAACTACTAATGGCACTTTTTGAGGCTTTCTCCTCTATGCAAACAGTTAACAGTCTAGATGACTTTGACGCATGGGCTAGAAAGATGATAAAAGGTGGTGAGATTGAGGGTAAGGCACAGTCAGGTGCGTTGATAAGAGAACTACAGGGTGTTATGACTCATAGTATTCTAAGCTCACCTAAGACACCAATGAGAGCTATTATAGGTACAGCTGCACATACATTCTTACGTCCTATGAACCAGACTCTAGGTGGCATAATACGCTTTCCTTTTACTGGTGACGTTAGAACTATACGTACAGGTTTGGCATCTATGAATGCTATGATGGAAGCTATACCTGAGTCATTTGAATTGTTTAAAACAAGACTAAACTCATATTGGTCTGGTGACTTAGC